CTTTTCTGGAAAACATTGAAAAACGCTATGGAGTGGACGAGGGAGACAATACCGTTGATGGAGGCGCATCAGCACCTGTAGAACAGTTATTGCCTCCTGCATCTACAGAACCAACAGTAGTTAAGTCTGTAACCCAGCCTGTACCTGATGTGGTGGCATCTGTTGTACAAACAGAGGAACCAGACAGCATCTATAAGGGACTGCACCCCGCAGTAAGGGCAGAACTGGAAAGCTTGAAGAAATTCCGCGAAGATGCCGAGGCTAGAGAACTGACCGAGGTTGCAAAGAGATATGTGATTATCGGTAAAAAGGAAGAAGAATTGGTGCCTATGCTGAAAAGTCTTAAAGCTGCGGGAGGAACTGCCTACAATGATATGATTGCTGTGTTGGACCAGGCAGTAGCAGCGGTTGAAAAATCCGGCGTATTCTCTGAAATTGGAAAGTCAGGTCATGGTTCTACAGCAGGAGCAGCCGAGGCAAAAATTGAAACCATTGCCAAAGGGTATATGGAGAAAGATTCTTCCTTGGATTATACTGCGGCAGTGGCGAAAGCCTGGGAAGATAATCCAGAACTTATGAGTGAGTATGAAACAGAGGCAGGATTTTAAGGAAGGAGGATAAACAAGTGGAAAACAGAAATTTCAGTGGAGTACAGATGAACCAGAGTGTTACAATCGTAGAACAGGCTGGGGCCAATATCGAGGACGTGAGAAATCGAATTATGACATACGATAAGGACGGCAATGTTATCCTAGCGGCAGATGGTTCTACCATCTTGATAGGAGTTGCACTAATTGAAGCTGGAATCAATGATATTTCCGGTGTGGAATCTGGAAAGGTAAATGTCGGTGATGATGTTGATATTCAAATTAAGGATATTGGCTATATTTTAGCTGGTGGCGAAATTGCCAAAGGGAATGAAGTCACAGCATCTAACGGTTTGGCCGTTAAGGCAGAATCCGGTAACTATGTAGTAGGTATCGCACTTTCAACAGTTGCAAAAGATGATTATTGCAGAGTGCAGATTGCCAAATATCAAAAAGCTTAAAGCAGGAGGGAATGAAAAATGGCGAAAAGAACAGCAGCGAGCATTCAAGCAGATATTGCAAAGGGTGCTTTTAGACCACATACAGCGTTGTCAAACATGGCGTTGGCATATTACCAGAGTGATGAAAAGAGCTTTGCAAAGACGATTTTTCCGATTTGCCCAGTGTCTTTATCCTCTGATAATTATTACATATTTGATAAAGAAGATTTACTACGGGACAACTGGCATAGAAAACCAGCATATGGCAAAGTCGATCCGGCAGTGCTTTCCGAACATATGGATACCTATGCTTGTGTAGTAGATCAAATGATTATGGGAATTGACCAGATTCGGCAGACAGACTTAAACCGGAGAATGGGACCAAGGATAGCAGACCCAAAGCAGCAGAGAACAAAGACAATGGCGTCACAGGCAAATATCCATCAGGACGCATGGTTTGCCCGTAGTTTTTTCAAAAAGGGTGTATGGGGACAGGAACTTACGGGTGTTGATTCTACCACGCTTACATCTGGGCAGTTTATTAAGTTTAGCAATGCCAATTCCGATCCAGTGTCCTTTATGGACGAGAAGAAAACAGCAATGGAAGAATCTACTGGACGTATGCCAAATAGATTAGCACTGGGAGTTAATGTATTTAACGCACTAAAGAAACACCCTGCAATTCTGGAAAGAGTAAAATATGGCGGTTCTACAGCAAATCCTGCCTCTGTTACATTAAATGTATTGGCACAGCTTTTTGGAATTGACAGGATTACAGTGCAGCGCTCCATTATGAATAAGGCGGAATTAGGGCAGACTGCAAAGATGGAATATATTGGTGATCCAAATGCTTTCCTGTTAGCTTATGCGACAGATTCTCCATCAATTGATGAACCTTCCGCAGGTTATATCTTTACATGGGATATGCTGGGGAATGGTAATATTTTGCCAATTCTAAGTTATCTAGGAGAGAATGGCACACATTCCGAATTTATTGAGGGTCTTATGGCTGCTGATATGAAAAAGACAGCAGATGATTTAGCAATGTTCTTTGCAGATGCAGTATAGGGGGTGCGCTATGAGATTGATTGCAAATAAACCTTGCAGCTTTGGAGGAAAAAAATTCTACATTGGCAATGAAATACCAGAAAATCTTGTGGCAGATGCCAGGCTGCAAGAGAAAATGGGTGTAATTACGATTGTAAATGACAACATGGGGGTATCAGGCGGACAGTCTGGTACTCTTTTTACGCAGGAACAGGTTGACAAGATGCTTGCGGAGGCAATAGAGGAAGCTGTTAATAATACAATTACAGAAATGGAGCAAAAGCAGAAAGAATTACAGGAAGTTTTGCAGCAGTCGGCCGCAGAACGAAAGGAAGTCGATTCAGAAATATTGATGGAAACAGTCATGATAGATATAGTTATAGATTCTGATAAAGAACATGAACAGCATATGACAGTTTTAGCAAAATCCGAGGAAATCCAGCAGGTATTTTCCATTATGCAATTGAATGCTGATGAAGGTGCAAAGGCAATTGCAGATGTTAAGAGTGAGAATGTATTAATACTTCTCCATGCAGCAGACAGCCGTAAAACGGTTAAAAATGCAGCCAAAGAGCAGGCAGATAAATTATTCTCCATTAAAGCAGCTTCAAGTGAATCTACAAGCAGCAATGAAGCTACAGGAACCAATACAGAGGGAGTTGATACCTAATGGCAAAGGGTACATACACATATGATCCAGGAAATGTTAAGGAACTTGGAAAGGACCGTATGCGATTTGAGCTGGGCGATGTCATGGTAGAAGGTTGTTCCGATACAACGGCGCTGACTGATGAGGAAATCCAAGCCGCCATTGAAACCTATCCAAAATCATGGAAAAAAGCAAAGCTTATGTTGTTGGAAAGTCTGTGCAGGCGCTTTTCTTATGAGGTCAGTACGAAAACGGGTCCACTAACGTTAGAACTGCAAGAAAGGGCGAAGTTATGGCGGGAAGATTACGACAAGCTGAAAAAAGAAGTGTCAGCAGAATGTAGTGTACCACACTTTAGTAAGCAGGCAGCTTGTAAGCCTCCATACTTTTATACTGGTATGCAGCGCAATGAAAGGGCAAAAAGCAGATGAACAATACAAGAATGATGTATGTGAGACCAGGGAATCTGTTTAAAGACTTTATTGTGGAAGAAAATAAACAGGTGGTGACAGGCACAGGAAGGGTGGCAAACAGTCATAGCGGTGATGGGACAAAAATATTGAAGGGGTGTCTTGCAGAAGCCTCCGACGAGGACCGAACAAACCATAACCAGAAAGACCATGTAGTTACTCATACAATTGTGCAGGCTGGAAGTCCCAAAGCAAAAAGAACAGATAAGCTGATACTTGGAGAGCGTGTATTCTATATTGTTGATATTGATGATACTGGTACGCTTGGCATATCGACAATATATTATGCGGAGGAAAGGCAGGATGCAAAATGAAATTATGGGAAAACGTTGAGTATGTTAATAAAGCGGGAAAGACTGTTCAGGTTGAAAGAAAAGTTCAGGCAAAGTTTTCCGAAATGACTGAAAATATTAACCGAAAAGTAATTTCCAGAGGAGTTCGGGCAGTAAATGCTTTAAGAGATGCAGAATTGGAAGTGTTAAAAGGACAACGCAGCGGAAGGGTGTATAAAGTACCAGGCACTGGTGGAAAAAGTATAAGTGCATCAACCAAGAAACTGGCAAAAGAATATGGACATAAATTAAGGGGAGGCGTACTATACAGAGCATCAGCACCAGGAGAAGCACCTGCCAGACGCACAGGAAATCTCCGTATGCATTGGAACGGACAGGTGAGGAGTGAAAATTCTTCTAATGGAGGAGTTGCTATTGTAGCGGAACTTGAGAGCCAGGAATACTATGCAGGAATACTGGAAAACGGCACGAATGATGGCAAGATAGCGCCAAGACCATTTGTAGAGAAAATAAAAGAAAAGGCTATGCCAGAAATCCAGAGGATTTACAGCGAGCCTTATACATAGGGGGTAAGCTATGGCACTAATAATGGAAAAACCAACAGCCGCCTTTGATATGTCCCAAATTAAGCGCGGAGATTTGCTTTGGGGTAAACATTGTACATGGAATGAAGGAAAAGCCGGTTTTGTTACAACGGCAGCAGAACAGCAGTTAATTGTACAGTATTATCCTGGAATTGGTAATGTAACAAATCATTTTGTTATTCCGGTGTCCGAGGTAATCGACGGACAATGGGAGATTCGATGGTCTACTGATATGACAGAGATAAAGGAATATGGCGTAGAGATAGATGAGGACCAACAGGAAACGGAAGGGAGTGGTGGACAATGATGTTAGAAGAATTGATTTATAAGCGGTTTACATGTTCAGAGAACCTTATAAAAAATCTTGCATCGTTTAGTGGTGCGCCTGCTATTTTTAGTTCAGATCCACCAGAGGAAAGTCAGGAAGGGTGGGGTGGAAATACACAGTATCCACAGATAGTTTATAACTTTGACCTTCTAGCAAATGAGGAACGACACAGTGCAGGTACGCTTTCAGTGTCCCTGCTTTGTCAGAATACGACAGAAGTCATGCCAGAACAGATTGAGCCGTTAATAAAGGACTGCCTTCGAGATGTAATATTAAAACCAGAAGGAGGAACACCATACTGTTTTTCATGGGCAAGGACAGACGCTTTCACCATAGATGAAAAGAAGGGAAATATTACGATTGGAAGTGAAGTGCGGTTTGATATCCTAGAATATCCGTCGCAAGAGACATCTGATCCAGATCCAATTATGGCGACGAATAAGTATATCAAAGAATTGTATCCAGAATGTTTCATTATGGGATATGACCAGATGGAGGAAATCACAGAGGCAACAGGGAAAAGACCAGTAATTTATTGTCGTTTAATGTCAGTGGATAAGTCTGAGGAAACAAATACAGTTGCATGGCTGGACGGCAGAATTGCTGTCCATATTTTATGTCCAGAGAGCGAAACAAGGCTCAAGATGGCGGCTGCGATTGCAAACCGTATGTCGTTAGATGGAGAAATTATCATGCTGGACCATTCGCCCATGTTCATTAAACGGTTACAGGCAAATTATAAATCGGACTATTTAAAAGATGGTCAGATTTTTGTAACAGGTCATTATGGGCTGTTGCGGTATAAGGCAAAATCACATTCTTTGGCAGCAGCCCATGTCAGGTATAAGTAGGAGGTATACAATGGCAAAGGAAATATTAAAGGAGACTAAAACTGTCGAAACCACTGATATCAAAGTGGAAGTAACGCAGGAGCAGGCACCCAAAAAAGAACAGAGAACTTTACAGGAATCTATCTATTCCGTAAGTGAGCTGGCAGCGAATGCAAGAAAGGTTTTTGGTGTAAGACAGGAGTGTGTTGAGGCAGCATTAAAAGCTGCTGGAAAAACAAAATGTACTGTTACAGAGGCAAAAGGGATTGTAGAAAAATTTATGAAAAGGGAGGTTCAATAAATGGCAGGTACTTTTATCTTAGGAGAAACAAAAGTTCGCCCAGGTTCTTACTTTAATATCCAGAAAAAAGGCAATAATGCTGTAGCTGGTATTATGAATGGAGTGACAGCCGTACTATTTAAGGCAGATTTCGGACCACTGAATACAGCAGTAGAATTAAGCGCCGAAGATGGTTATGAAAAGATTTTTGGAACTGGATTAACCACAGATGCAATGAGAGAGGCAATTGCAGGCGGTGCAAAGACGATTATTGCTTGCAGAGTAGGTAATGGAGGCACCCAGGGAACCATTACTTTAAAAGATGTAAATGATTCAGATACACTTTGCATCACAGCCAAATACCCTGGAGAAAAGAATTTTATGGTTACGGTTCGGGAAAAATTGTCAGATTCTAGCTTGAAGGAATGTATTTTTTATGCTGGTACTACAGAATTTGAGAAGGTTGAATTTGCTTCTGGGGAAGGTGAGGCCAAAGCACTGGCAGATGCCTTGGCAGTCTCTAAGAACTTTAAAGCAGAGTTAAAGCAAAATAAAGAGCGCGCGGTTCTGGAAATGATATCGCAAGGAGTTTTTACCAGTGGTACAAATCCAGAGACAACTACAGGAGATTACGCCAATGCCTTTGCCCAGATTGAGCCATACGAGTTTAATACAGTCTGTCTTGATACAGAGGACACAGAAATTCATCTGCTGTTACAATCTTTTATAAATCGAATTTTTGATGCGGGTTCTCTTGCACAGGCAGTTGTTGCAGAAAAACATACCGTTGATTTAGAAACAAGAATGAAACATGCAGCGGCACTTAATGATGAAAAGATGAATTATGTTTTAAATGCATGGATAGAGGAGCAGGGAACAGTAATTGATGGATATCAGACAGCCGCACGTATTGCTGGCATGATTGGTGCTGTGTCTTCCAGTTCTTCACTTACTCATACCGTAATTACTGGATTTTCGGAGATTCTTGAAAGGCTTACAAATACAGAGATGATTTCCGCAGAGAAAAAGGGCTGTATTGTACTAAGCTACAACAAAGTAAAGCAAGTGTGGATTGATAATGCAATCAACACACTTATTACACCAGCAGATAATCAAGACGATGGCTGGAAGAAAATTAGAAGGGTAAAGACACGATTTGAGTTGATAAGGCGTATCAATACTACCACAGATGATTTGGTCGGCAAGGTGGACAATGACAACAATGGAAGGGCAACTGTTATTAGCCAGGTACAGGGGGTCGGTGATTCCATGCGTGAGGAAGGTAAGCTGGTAGCGTGTGCGGTAACGGAGAGCAGCGCATACAAGGCGGACGGAGACAGTGCATGGTTTGATATTGATGTGATTGACAAGGATTCGATGGAACATATTTATCTGACATTCTTGTTCCGATTCAGTACGAACGAAGAATAGGGGGATATAGACTATGAGAAATGAAAGAGCAGCCGGTGATTCCAGACATGGAAGAACTGGAAAAGATGGAGCTTTTTATAACAAAGATGGCGTATTGCTGGCAACAGTGGAACAGTTTACATCAAATGTTAGTTGGAACAATGCTAAGTATAGTGTTTTGGGCGACGCACAAGAACATGAGACAGCAAATACCTTTTCTGTGAGCCTTACCATGTCTCAAGTTGTGGTAGAAGATGATGCGTTTATTGAGGAACTCATGGAAGCATTAGAAACGCAGGTTATGCCTGTATGGGATTTTCAGGGTTCATTGCTTGGCAGAAATGGCTCTGAGGAACGTGTAATTTATCGTGAGTGTATCCCTTCAGGACAGGTGGACATTCAGAATGTTACAACAGGTGATGTAATTAAGCGTAACTGGAATTTCTTTGTGAATCGAGCGCCTAAATTACAGTCGTTACTTGGCATTGATAGGGATTAGATAACAGGATATTGAATTAAAGGGTGGCATAGAGCTGCCCTTTTTGTTATGTAGAAATAGGAGGAAATACAGATGTCAAAGGAGTTTAGAAAAGACAATTTTACAAAAGGTGTGACTATGGGAGAAAGCGATACAACCAATGAGGCAACACAGAAAGTAGAAGAACAAGAAATAACAGAGTATGAAACCAACGAGGAAGGGACCAAAATATTAATTCGAGCAAACGAAGAAGATTTTATTCAGGGGCTGATTGATGCGGCAGAGTATGCATCAGAGGAAACCCAGCGTATCGAAATTGTTCGAGAAGGCAGGCTGTATTTTGCATTTCACGTTCGGCCTCTTAGTTCTCAAGAGTACGAGAAATGTAAGAAAAAGTATACCAAATATGTACGT